TAATACCCAGTTTCCATGTCGTTCTCTGGATGTATTACCAATTTAATCTGTCCGTTAATCAAACAATCTATTTTCATTGTTTTATAGTTTTAAATTTATACTTCAAACCTTCGCAAAGCTGAGAGTTATAAGCCATTTCCGATAGTGCCAGTAAAGACAATTTTCGGACTAATTTGCTTACCTCTTTGCTCTAACCATTTTGTATATTTAAAGCCATCATTATATTGCACAATTCTTATTCCTCTCCACCTTACTTTACCTTTTGTAATCTCGCCTTTAATTGGTGGTTCTGCCATTATTCGCAAAGCAGAAGTGAAAATTTCTTCCTCTTTCTTTTGTTGCTCCGAAATAAAACGGCTTATAACATCGGCTATATTCAAGCTGGGCATTTCGGGTAAATCAAAGTTTAGTTTTTCTAATTTCATTTTGTCTTAATTTAAAGTTTCGTTTTCATAATCCCAGCCTAAATATAGCCGAAAACCGTTAGCTGCTATTACCATTCACCGACAACGTGACCGCTCGGATAAACTGGACTTCCTGCAAATCTTCCAGTAGGTTCTATTGATAATATATCAACGTCTTTACCTTTAAAAAGCCATTTGATAGTATCTCTAACACCAATTTCGCTATAACATAAACATTCTCTTTCTTCTTTCCATTTTTTACCAGATGGATAATTAAACTGATATTTAACTTTGAAGTATTGATGCTTTCTTTTTTCTCCGTATGCCATAATATAACTGCTGCTAACAGCGTGTTTATGCAAGCGGGCGGACAACTTGCGGTTAGTATTTAAGTTCGTGCTATGCCCGCCTGACATAAACACGCAATCATTCCTCCTTAATTTTAGTAAGCATTTCCAAACTTAGTTCATAGAAATCAAAGTTATCTTTGTTGAGCAACGGATAAATATCCGTATCGTGCCAGATAATCTTATTGATTTCAAGTTCATCTGGCGAGCCATCGTGTCCTACATCTCCGTTTGCCATGTAACGCTGTGCAGGTTCGCCTTTGCTGAATGTACCAATGACATCCACTTCAATCTCAATAGTTAGTGTAATTTTCATATTTGATTAGTTTTAAAGTTATAACCCCCATACCAAGTCTGCTAAGACCAATCACGAACTTGCCGAGCTTGATTAGGGAGTTAATTTCTTTTAGTTTCATTGTTCGTGATTGTGTGTGTGCAAATATAGTAATTAATTCATAACAAACTAATATATTTAAAAATATGAGCAATGACATCAATAGTCCAACCATTGCCGAGCATCTTGTACCTCTGCGAATCGCTGACTGGCATTTTGTAATTGTCATTAACTGTTTGCAAACGCATACACTCTAATGGTGTTAGTCTGCGGATGCGTGTGTTAATAAAAGCTAATTGACTACAGCTCTCATCCTCTCTTGCTCTTGCTCTTAAAGTACCACTTTTACCATTTTGTCTTTCTCTAAAATTACCATCAAAATCAAAATCTCCACTTCTTATCTCAACAGCGTGAGTTCTCCCATCAGTATTCAAAGCAGGACTTATTCCATCAATATCATAAACTCTGTCTTGTTGATATGGTTGTATTCCTCCGTTTGATTTGTTGTTAGTGCTTAATTGTTTGACCTCTCTTACCAAAATTCTTTCATCAGCACTTGTACTTGTTAAAGTTGGAGCAATTCCATTCTCATCATATACTCTATTAGTCTTTTCAAAAACGCTTTCTTTTTCTTCAAAGGTCATAATAGATTCGTCAAATTCATTTGTATTAATTTTAAGTATTTCTTTTAATTTTATCCAAATATCTTTATCGGGAATAGAAAAATAAGTGTCAGTTCTAAACCAATGTTCAACCATTGTTTTTGGAATATTTAAAGCATTGGCAATTTCTTTATTATTAAATTTTTTATGTTGCTTTAAACAATCTTGTAATGCAAGGATATTAACTTCATATTTTCTAACACTAACAATTTCTGGAATAATATGTTGAATTATACCTCGCACCTCCACCGCATTGGTGTTGCCTGTGTCTAAACAATAAGTCTTTCCATCGTTTCTGCTCAAATGTCCTGTTCCACCTTTGCCTGTTGTTGATGAACGTGGCATGGTGTTGTGAACAATTAAATCCATATCAGAATGATTACCTCCTGAATGACCTCCTGCTGTAAAACATGATGCTTTATTTTGTTCATCTTTAATGTTTCCTTGTTTGTCAATTTTTACAATTTGCCTACAATTATCACATCTAATTCCAACTCCTTTATAATAAGAACCATCTATTGTCATACTTTTTTCATTAGATACTGATTTATTAATTATTTTTTCGCCTAATAAATTAAGTGCTTTACCACTCAAAAAATATTTCTCATCAACTTCGCTTTCTAAAATATCTTTCAGCAATATCTTTTTATCTTTTGGCTTTTCAATGATGCTTACCGGATAACCAAATAATCCTGCTGATTCCATTCCTATGTTAGTAAAGTATATTCGCTTTCTGTTCTGCGCTGAAACAAGTGCAGAATTAATATGCAATGCGTGAACTCCGATTGCCTTTGTCAATACTTTCTCCCACTTCTCGCCCATCTCAACATTCTCCAACAAAAAGTATTTAGGTTTCACTTCATAAAGCAATCTCATAAACTCCCAAAACAAATACGACTGCCCTTCAAACTCATAACCATCTGCTTTCAGTTGCAGGTAGTGTTCTAATGTCAATATCTGTTGTTCATCTTTTGTTGCCATTCCTTTTCTCTTACCAGCAAATGAAAACGATTGACAAGGTGATCCACCTATTAATAAATCAATCTTTGGTAACTTATAACCATCAACTCCAACGACACTCCCAAGCTGAATTGTATCTGGATAGTTAGCCATCGTTACTTGTATGGCATACTTGTCAATCTCAGATGCAAAGTATTTGTCTACTTTGATTCCTGCTCTTTCAAGAGCTTGCTGTCCGCAAGACATCCCATCGAATAGTGATAGTACATTCATAACAAACTAATATATTTTTCCATGAAGTCATCAAACGACCTCACAATATAATAAATACCTCCTGCCCTTTCAACGCTTTCTTGATACTTCTTTTGTGCCTCAGATTGTTTGTCTTTCATCTTTACCTCTATCTTGACTGATTTCCCTTTGATAATCGCTGAGATGTCCGCTGTTCCATTAGTTCCTGCTCCTGGTATGAACTTGCCACTCCCTATCTTAATGCGCTGTCCGAGTACATTGGTAACTACCTTTGAGCTGTCAATGTATCTGCCCATGTTTGAGATGCGTTCTGCTTGCCCTCCGTTAAGCGTGATCCAATCAATGACCATCTTAGTAAGTCCGTTGGCTGTCTTATCTGAATAGACAGGTCGTGGAATGCAGTCTGGATGCATGTTGGGATGTTTCGCCTGAGAGCTTGCCATCTTTAACTTGATTAGTTCCTTCTTCATAATACACGCTCATAACCGTTATAGTGCATGTAACACAATGTTACAAGATAAGTCTCAGCGATTGAATCCCATATTAACTTTGGATTCATTCCTCTGGCTTTCCATGTTGTAAATTCTCCGAATGCTTTGCTGAATGATTTCATTTTTCTCTATCTTGTTTAGTTAAATTTATATGACATTTACTACACATACTTATAAGCTCAAATAATGGTTCTTGTTTATAATGTTTATAGGTTAAATGATGTGCCTCAGTAGCTTCATTAATTAGACATGCTTGACAAGTAAATTTATCTCTAAATAATACTTTTTTTCTTTTCTCTTTCCATTCATTGCTGTTTAAATAAGGAGTGTGAACATTATCTAACCATGATTGTCTTTCTTCAGTTTTATTTTTATAATATTCCTCCCTCTTTCTTGTGCTTTCTTGCATTGCTTCATCATATTTATTTTTTTCAAATTCTTCTTTTAAAGATATATTTGCTTCTTGTATTTCATTTATTTTAATTATATTATGAGCGTATGACTTTGAATCAAACATACCACATTCTAAACATTGTTTGTTTAGTATCAAAGTTCCATTGGAGCTTTTCCGTTTTACGAAAATTAAGTTATGATTTCTGCACTCCATCTTTTAGATATTTATGTAACATTTGTCTGCTTATTCCTAATGTTTCTGCTACTTCATTCTTCTTTGCCTCTGGATGATTTCTAAAGATTTCAATAGCTTTCTCCTTAGTTGATTTGTCTTTGTTCAATACTATAAGTTTTTTAATTTCATTCTTTTCAATGCTTTCAGTTTTTATTTTCTTTGCATTTGCTATAAAATACTTAGATAGCTTTTCTGCTTTCAATATAGATTCCATTGTTACATGCAACATATTATCTTTGCCTCCTGCATCATAAACCGATAAGCAATTTATAAGCAATGCGAATCGTGGTATGTATGACTTCTGCTTCGGCAACATAGACTTCATGTATTCATTCTCAATCTCTGAATTTTGTATGGATGTTATTTCATCATGCATCCGAATCCACTCCGCTTCTGAATCCTTAGTAAAGAATGCAGTATGAGATACAATCTCGCCATCTTCATCTTTCTTAACTACTTTTGTCTTTACTAACTCATAAAAATTTACAATATAATCATTATACCAAGTAAGAGCTGATTCTTCAATAGTCTTGTTGCAATATACATCAACTTGTAAGTCTGGAAAGCAAGTCAGCATCCTATCAATAAATCCATTGTCTTTATTCTCATCTGTAAAGAAATTAGTAAGTATTGATGGCTGTATGCCACCAAGAACAGGAATGATTGGCGATTCTACAAATGAGTTCTTAGATGTTTTTCGATTCACCGCCACTCCTTTGTTGGACCAGGAGCTGAGCCAGAACTCCAAGTCCGAACCTGCTCTATATTTATTCATGTCTTTGAACCATCCTGCAAGTTCATCCTTAAACACTCCAACAGAGTTCTTGCTTTCTTCGTGCAAGTCAATCAATGCCTCAATCGTTACATCGTTAGCGATGAATTGAGACTTCATTGGTTTCTTTATTTCTTCAACTTGTTCCCTTTCTTTTTTATCGAGTTCATAATAATTGTCATACTTTTCTTTCTCCTTAATGTAGTTCTTGATTTCTTTGTTATTCTTTTTTGTCAGAGGGAATATAATGTGATTAATAGATGGTGTCTTGCCTATTCCTGGCTTGCCTACACAACAGATCCATACATTCGCAGGTTCTAACCATCCTGTCTTAACTTCAATTTTTATACTGTTGCCAATGATAACTGACATGAGCCAGAGAAAAGACGAACCCATGTAGTCTATGCTTCCGTTCAATGTTTCTTTGCATTGTAGTATGTAGTTTTGTATCGACTGAGGGAATATATCAATAGGGAACTCTAAGTCCTTTACATCGTAAGTGATTGACTTTTCAATGGATTCAACTTTCTTAATTATTCTACTTCCGTAACCATCTTTGTAAAGTTGTTTTGTGCTTTCTGAGAAATTTCCTCCATGATTCTTGTAGGTATAAATTGCGAATGAAGATAGTAGTTTCTCATTCGGATATGCTGTTGCTGTTGTAAACAAATACATGCAGTTGCTATCTGTGAACACATAACCGCTATGTGCAGACTCAGCTCCGTTCCTACGGATAATTGTTTTGTCTTTGAGTTTTTTTACTATTGTGAAATCATTGTTAATTAAATCCCAGATGCTTTTCTTTGTGTTGTAGTCATCCCATGTCTTAATCTCCTGCTCTGAATTGTTTTCTGTTTCTTTTTTTTCTTTTTTAGGTATTACATCTTTGTTTATGTAATCGTATATCTTAGAACACTCCCATAGTGTAGCTCTATCAAGTACGGATATTTCTTTTATCTGAGAATAAGAATTGATTGATACTTGTTTGTCATAAATAAATATGTAACCGCCAATCCCTCTCGTTTCAATCAATGCGCTATTGTTCTCAAGTTTAGCTATCTTCTTATTGCCTACTATTGTTTGACATTTATAAATAATGTGATAGCCATTGTTTATCGTTTTATAAATTACAAATTTATTATCAAAGTCATCAATGTTATTTTTGAGTAGTTGTAGATATTCATTCCAGAAGTCTTGTTGTAATTTTAAAGAGCTGAGAACTTTTAAATCAACATCGATAACTTCTAAGTTATCATATCCTGTAACTATTCCGACTCCATTTGTGTCTGGAAGATTCCATACCTTTTCAAAATCATCCTTGTTCAGTTGCTTAGATTGAGATGGCTTCCATTTGGTATTGGGTATCTTATTCTCTCCAATAGTTATCAATGAAAGACCGCAGTCAATCAACTTCCTACATTTTTCAATTTGAGTTTTCATAATAAAAAATTCCCTACTAAAGAACTGCTACCCAGCTGTGATAAATCACATAGGAAATTCTTTTTCGGGATTTTTTTTAATTTTTTCATCTGAGTAGCGGTACAATATTAATACTTATTTTTTAATAAATAAAATCTTTGATAAAATAAAATAGTGTAAACCAAACGTAAACCAAATGTAAACCAAACGTAAACCAAAAAACGAGGTAACTTACTGATTCTCACAGCAACTATGTAAAGTTTACATGGTTTACACTCTTTTTTGATATTTATTTTATTTTGGCTCATTGATTTTTTGTAAATTTATTGATGTCAACAGGTTTACGTTTACACTTTTTTTCTGATAATCAACTACTTATGATTTGTAGGTTTACATTGGTTTACACTTTTTAAGGCAAAAAGAAGCCACATCCTAAGACATGGCTCTTTAATTTACTTCTTCGTTACCTTCGTTGCCATGAGTGAGTTGAACACTCTGCCATCTGGCATCTGCCGACCTCTGAGTTGAAACTCTACATCAACAACATCGCCTTCCGAAAGGAAGTCAAGTTGATCCGTATTAGACTGCGTAAGTTCAAACTTTAAGAATTGGGGATAAGAATCTCCCATCTTCACGACAAATTCTTTCTTCTTGAACTTGTCGCTGATTTGCATCGTCTCAGCGATTGAAACGATTGTTGCATTGCTGCCTGTGGTTGTGTGTGTCATTTGATTTGGATTGATTGATTAGTTGTTAATGTTGCTCCTGGTACATTGATACCCATCTCGATTGCTTTCTTGATGTCAGTCTTTGAGATTGTAGGTATCCATGACTTGTATTGAGATGGTATCTCGTTCTCGTCAAATATCATTACTGATTTGCTCTTACGGAACGATATGGAGTGAGTTGTGTCTTTTATCTTGTCTATGTTCAACTGCTCCATTGCATCGCTTAGATTCAATCTAAGGCGGTTTGCGAGGTTCTCCCTCAGCTTGCGGATGTCAGCAAGTTCTTTCTCTCTTACTCGGATGGTTTCTGCCTCCGCTTCCAGAGTGCGAATGAACTTAGCATAGTTGATTCCTTTCTCCTGAATAGACATCTCGGACATCTGCAATGCTTGCTCCATGTCTGGTGTCAGCTCGCCACCTGCCTCAATGATGTTATTGAGGAGGGTTAAGTGTGTATGTGTGATTTCGTATAGGTTCATGTTACTTAGTTTTAATTGCGGTTAGTTCTGCTCTTGTTGCATCGTTAAGTTTGTACTTCTTCTCTACATCTGCGATTGTGAACTTGCCAGAGCTGATTGCTTCCTTCGCAGCGGTCATATTAGCTCCTGCATTCAGCCACTCTCTTGTGTCGGTTACTGCCTTGTTGCCATCGTCATCGTCAGCTCCAATGTTGCAGAGTGATTGAAGTCCGTATCGTCTTGCGTAAGTCAGTCCGCTGCCATAAGATTGAGCATCGTTTGGTTTGTTGCAGATTATCTCATTCATTGAAGTAAGCATCTCGCCAGATTCGTGTAGCAGGATTGTGTGTACATAGTTCTTGCCATCCTGTTGAACGATTGGTTGAATGACTGATATTCCATTCTTGTTGAGTGCAGGCATACATGCCTCTCGTATTGAGTTGAGGTCTGCATACTTAGACTTGAAGAATGGATTTGTTGAATCTTTGCTTGCAACAGTCATCTCTGACTGCGCCTTGACGAATGCCTTAGCGATTGTCGTGATTGGGTTTTCTTGGTTCATATTAGTTGTTGTTGATTAGGTTTTGTATTTTCTGCTCGATGCTTAACACATCAATATCCTGTATGCCTTTGAGTTCCTTTTCAAGTTGGAACTTCTTTTGTATCCAATAGTTTTGCGGTGTGTCATTCACTTGCCATGTGTTGATGAATGATTGATACTTGATAACTCGTTTGCGAGCTGCAGCCACATTCTTGTTGAACTGTATGGCTTGTTCAAACTCAGCAATAAGTGATTCTATTATTTTAGATTGTGTCATAAGTCTTTATTTTATTAAGGGTTTCTATAAATGCTTGTTTGAATGTTTGTTCATCCGATGGCTCGCTAAATGAGGCGAATGCTGAGCCTGATGCGTACTCGCCTATTTGAATAGTTTCATTGTCAGTAACGCAGATTGCTTCTTTATCTGATATTATTTTCCAATGGTGTACTCGCGACTTGCGGTAACAAGGGAATTCGACTTCGAACTCTACCTCTGTTGTGATTTTCTTTTTGTATATCATTTGATTTGGTTTTGGTGTTAGTTAATATAAATGTGAACTATTGATTTGTATAACATTTGTTAGAGTTTATTATTCTTGATATTAAACTATTTATTGCTGATTTATATCCACGTTCTTGAGAATAAATTAAATCAAAAGTCGGAGCATCAGTAAAGTGCATACTTATTTCTTTTCCGTAATAAGTAGTAGTTACTTTCCATTGTCCGTAACCTGTTCTTGTAAAATTAATTGTTTTATTTTTCATTTGATTTGGTTTTGGTGAGAGCTTAGTTGCTTTCGGGAGCTAAATTATATTATTACTTTTGATTTGTAAAATAAAAATTACAATTATTTGCTAACTTGCTGATAATCAAATCAATTATTTTCATTAAAGGACTTCAAAAGTATTAATAATTCGTCTTTTTTCTCAGGATATTTCCTACGCTCATTGATTAAGAATGAGAACTCTGTTGGCTTCATGCCTATTAATTTTGCGAGGTATTTCTTTTTCCTTCCGCAATTAATTATCATATTCTTGATGTCGTTTTTCTTCATTGTATATATTTTTTTACAAAGAAAATAAAAAAAAACCAATAAACAAAATTAATCTTTCTTTGACAGCTCAGATATAGTCTTGTTTTTATCTTCGCTACCTCTGCTTGATCCAAAGAAAAAAGATACAACAGATACAAGTGCTGTTCCGTTGATTGTGCCTACAACTACATTGATTATCGTTTCATTCTTTGTAGGTATTTGCTGAAAACATAATATAAAATCAAACGAGAATGCCATGACTACAATACCAAGCGCAAAGAAGTAAATGAATCTCTTGCTGAATGTATCAGTCTGCGTAAGTGCCGCCATCTGCATCGCTCTGGCATCGGCAACATCTTTGAGATACAGCTCAACTGACTTGTTAGCGTGTTCCGCCATCAACTCAATATGCTTGTTCACTTCCATCTGTACTTTGAGATTGAACTCTTGCCTTTCGGATGGTGTTGTAATGAACTTGTCGGCTACGTTGCCAATAGCATCAATGATGCCTCCGTTTCCCTTGTTGAATATATTTGCTAAGAAACTTCCTATCGGCATATTACATTCTATTTAAGTCTACGTTCCCTCTAATACCATCAATGCTCCCTTTACTTGAATACTGCCAACAGAATGCCGCTTGCCATCCCTTTGCTATGCGTGGAGTTGTTGCATCTGTATATTGAGCGTGCCACAATGGAACGCTTCCGAATGAGTGATTGACAGGTAGGTTTGCGTTCAGGAAGTAGTAACCAGAATAGATGCAATACGTTCTACCTGCCGCTGTGAGTATGTCAATGAATGTCGTTAGAAACAATGCGAACTCCGTTGGATTCAAGTCTATTTCCTCCTTCTCAATGTCAATCGCCAATGGCAAGTCATTCATTGGCAAGTTGTGAATGGCTTTAAGGAAGTGCAATGCTTGTTCCGTTGCAGACTTAACGACATCCTTAGTGTTTAGGTTTACGAAGTGATAGTATCCTATCTTCAATCCTACACGCTTCGCCTCCGTTGCGTTCCTTGTAAGTTTTGAATCTACAAGTTTAGTTCCTTGCGTTGCCTTGATGAATATGAACTCAGGATGTTTCTTGTCAAGTATTACCTTGTCAAAGTTTATAATTCCTTGCCATACGCTTACATCTATGCCAAACATTATTTCTTTTTTTTAGTTTTATCTTGTTTCAAATCACTTCTCCACTTGTAGATGGTGTATGCAATCGCCAACAATAGCGATGTAATCTTCAACCAATCTTCAAAGTCTGTGATGCTGATTGCGAGTGCGGTTATATGTGCGAGTAACACCGAACCAATGCTGTGTATAGAGTCTTTCATAATGAGTTTAAATATGTTTGTATTGTGGTTTCAATTATAATTATAGCTTGTTTGATGCTATCGGTGTCAATTATTATTGGCAAAGATAGTTCTTTAGTGCATCCCTGCGAATCTCCAACAGGAGCAAATGTGATATAAACATTCTGCATCTGTATTCCATCGTTGAAGTATAGACCTCCGTTCAATGTGTATGGCTGTGTAAGTTCGTATTTCATTTTATGCGTTTCTATATTGTAAGATTGCGTTCATGTTCGTATAACTATTAACTGCTGTTGTTGCTGAAGTGATAACTCCTATCGCATACATCCCTGCCGCAGGTATGGCAAAGTCAGTTCCCTGTTTGTTTGTGAGTGTGTTCAATGCAGGTGTAACGAACTGAGCTGGCTGACTTCCACTTATCACAGTTCCAATAGTCCATGTGATTGTTGATGCTCCGCCTCCATTCCTTGTAATCGGATAAAGTCCAAATGTAAATGAACAACCAGGAGCAGCGTTGTTGGTAGATATTGTTGCTGATATTCTTAGCTTAGTTGTAACTCCATTCACTGTTGGGTAGTCCGTAGGATTCAAGTACATGATTGCTCCGAGCTGAGATACTGTTTGATTCCAACCATTTGCGCTTGTATCACTTCTAAAGTAAGTACCTGCTACAAATGCCGCTGTGAGATGTCCTTGCGTTTGCTGAATAAAGTAATACTGTGCGTTCTTAGATACGAATGCAGCATCGACATACGCTTCCGTTGTCTTAGCGTTGAACGTAGTCCAATCAGTTGATGTCAAGTAACCATTGATGCTTGTTGTTGCCGCAGGAATACTGATGGCAGGTGTTGTACCTCCACTCGACACTATCGGTGTCGTTCCTGTTACGCTTGTTATTGTTCCACTTCCTTTGTTATTGAACGTAGTCCAATCTGTTGAACTCAATGCGCCTCGATTACTTGCTGATGCTGTTGGTACGTTTAGCGTGATTACAGGCGTTGTAGTGCCACTTGCTACTGTACTTGTTAAGTCAGTACCACTTGTTCCCAATGTAAGCGCAGAAACGCTTGTTACTGTTCCGCTCCCTGTTGAGATAGTCCAAGTTCTGTTCTGGCTAAGGTCGTATTCAACTCCGTTGATTGTTAGCGTTCTTGTTGATGGTACATAGGTAGTGTTTACTGTTGTGCCACTACCAGGATTCTGCTCTGTATTCGGAATCGGTTGATAGGCGAATGGTATCGCACATCTATCTCTATCGTAATTCTGTTTGATAACCAAGTTGAAACTGAATCCTGCAAGCTCGTCATCGTGGAATTTATCGAAGATAGGTGTCAGTTGGTTGCCGATGTCTACAACGAACTCATATCCGCTCTTATTGAGCTGAGCAATGACATCAAGAACTATCTGTTGCGTGTCGCTAAACACATCTTCAAGATTGCCCTTTCCTTTCTGCAAGCGGTCAATAATCCATACAGTATAACTTTGCTGTGTGTATAGTGATTGTTCATCTTCATTGCCTCCAATGGAGCAATCGCCAATGTCCACCCACATCGCAGGGTAGTTAGTAGTTCCAGAGGTTGCATAGTCTTGAATCTCGCCAAACCCAAATGAATTGATTTGCCGATGGGCAGATGCAATGTCAAGGAATTGGCTTAATATCTGGTTTACTGTCTGCATGCTTTTCTTTCTTTAAAAACTTCTCAAGTAGTACATACTTCTTGAGCGGTCTTCCGTTACTTTTCTTAATAATAGTTTTCGTTTTGTATGCCATAGTAGCCAGGATATTTAAGTCTTTCTATAAATGGAACGTATCTGTTGCGTCTTGTAAAGTGTATGCCTGCATCGTAACCGACACGCATTGGGAATATTGTATCAATAGCATCGCCTGCATTAATGTATAACGGATAGTCTGTTATATTCTGCAACAAGAATAGTTCAACTCGCTTAGCATAGAACTTCGCCTCCGCCATGTATAAGTTGATTTGCCGAGTGATGTCTATCTGGTCCGCACTTACTGAGTTATCGCTGTTCTTTCTTACGATGCCCTTGTTAGTAATTTTCAAGTCATCGTATTCAAGCAAGTAACATATTGAGAACGCTCTAATGAATGGAGCTAAGTGTGCATTGAGTAAGGTAGTGTTCAACTGAGTCAATGTTCCTGCTGAAATCTGCCCATCAATCTCATTGAGTAGTCCTGTACCTATCAAGTACATTAACTCTATGTCTTGAACTCGCTTGATTGATGTTCCTATGTACTTGTCATCAACATTCGGATCAACTACGGATGTACGCTTGACATACTCCGAAGATATGAATAGTGTTGTTGTTAGTGTTACGCTCATTATCTTTTTTCTTTAACTACATTTTGTACCCAAATATGTCTGCAGAACGGATACAATGCTCCATCCTTGCCTTTCTTGCGCCACCATCCGCCACGCATTTCCCATACATTCCTATTAACTTTCATTGATATAGTTTCAATCTCTGCTCTCGAATAATACTTATTGAGTTCAATCAACGCTCTGCAGAATGGTCTGCTCCCTGCTATCAATGATGGCAATCCTGGTCGTGGTTCGTAAGAGTATAATATCTTGATGTTAGCCATGCGGCTGTCGTTGCCTTCAATAGCATTGTTGCCATCGTCAGTCAGCTTGTACTTCGTAATCTTATCATCGCCACTTGTCTTCGTTCCCTCTTTGATGTATTCATTCTCAATCAAGTATTCAATGGCTGTTTGTATCTGAGCTTCTTTCTTCTTTAATATCTTAGATATAGTTACAGCATCAATCAATCCATCCTTGTTGATTAGTTCGAGTATGTTCTTGTAAACAGTTTTCAGTTCATCTGTGATTGCCTCTGCGAAATTAGACTTAGTTATCGCCATTCCGCTATCGTTCACTTCTATTGTTTCTAATGTTTCAAACGCATCTTTGTTTGTTCCGCATGATTCAAACTCTGGAATCACTTGTGCAAGTGCAGTCAGTTCATCGCTCATGTCTTGCTCTGTAAACTTGTCAGCACAGCAATCATTGAATTGATGGTGCATAGATGTTGCGATTGCCACCTTATCTTCCTTCGGCAATGGTGGAAGTCCAACACGCTCTCTTATCTCATCAACAGTCATAACCTTAATCAAGTCCGCTGGCTCAAAGATAGAGATGGCATCAACCTCTCGTAAGTGTACTCTGCCCTCGAATCCCTTGTAAGATAGTATATCGTTCAAGAAGTTGTTTAGTCTATATTGACGAGGTTTCACATAGGTATTCTTGAACAGCTCAAACGCTTCAATGAGTTCATTGCGTTGTCCGAGTGTTCCTGCGGTCTGCATGCCAAGTAGTATCTTACTCATGCGGTGTCCTAAGAACAACTGTTCCGATGTATCAGTCTTCAATGAAGTGAACTGCTCATGGATGTTATCAGGTGTCAATCTAACGAGCTGAGGCGCATCGTCCTTAGTTCGTGCATTGATTATAAATAGTGAGTTAGCTCTGTCAGTTCCTGTGAATGATTCTCTTGCTGCATCGTAGAATGAATCTTTCTCCTCCGCTGTTGGTTTCTGACCGAACAATGTTAAGATAGTTCCTGCGTAGAATCCACTCTTTATTCCTGTAGCATGGAAGTTAGCAATCTCCCAATCAATCTCAGCATAAGGAATCGCAGCAATGTAAGATGGTAGCGTGTACCACTTCATCGCAGGTCGGTAGTTCCTTAATGCAAGTATCTGTTTACCTATTGGATTCGCAGCATCGAAGTCTGGAATGAAATGGAAGTTTGTGTCCTCAAGCGTTTGCTTGTTCTTTGCTCTGCTCCAATCGTTAGAATAGAACCATCCGTTCTCATCTTTACTTCTGCGTATCTTAGTGAAGTCTACATGGTAGAAATCAAAGTCTATTTTATTTTTTGCCCATACCACTTCAACATAACATGAATCTGAAATCTCAAAGTCTGCTGCAAGTTTTAAAGCAATGTCCGAGATGGTTTCTCCGTATCTGTTTACCTTGCCAAGCTCATGGATGAGCAAGCTCTTACGTTCTATATTCAATCCAACCAAGTCTATGTCTACTCCGTTCCCTGCAATATAGTGTACCTTAGCATTGATTAACGAGTTGTGAGTGTTTGCTCTGTTGTATAGTTCTATTAAATATTGCGGATATAAATTCACAAAGCCAGGTTCGTTGCCAAACACAATCCAATCAGTATCTTTTCTTTCAACAAAGACGGGCGGTTTATGTGTTGCAAAGTTTACAACCATCAACTCATTGTTTGGATTCAGTCCGTATATTTTTCTTTCTTCGTTTTCCATTATGGTATATTATGAACAACTAATGTGTCTGGTGTTGTTGAATTTGTTGCTGTGTCGGCTGTTGTTGTTGTAACAATGAACATCCCATCTTCAAGAAGTGTTGTTGTGTTTGCTACGGATAAGTTCGTTGGCGAAGTCTGCTCGAATACTCTGTAATAGTAATTCCCTGCGCTTACTAAATTTATCTTGCCATTGACAGCATCCTCAGCTCCTGCCGCAACTTCTTCAACACTTAACAAGTTGTATCTATAAGTGAACTGAGATGTATCGGCAGAGATGAATGTTTTTGTGATATTACTTTCAACACTTCGCATCTCGACTAAAAAGTAGGGAGCTGTGAGTGTTACTTTCTCCGTTAGAGTAAGGCACAATGTTGATGTAGTATTTTTTGCGATGTATTGCATTTTTCAAAGTTAAAAAAAAAGCCGCATAATCAAACGCGGCTTTAAATAATATTTTACAAAACTAAATTACTGCCCTATGGATAGCGTAGCAAAACACGCTGAACTCATTGGAGTTGCTCCGAGTGGTTCGTTGCCTGTCATTGTAATCACATATCCGTTCATCTCGCCAAGTTTCTTTCCTGTCTGCGTTGCAATAGTTGATACCATTGAGCTGCGTGTAAGTCCGATAACAAAGTAACTGCCATCAACCATCTTAGCGATTGCCATCAACCTTGCTTGTACCATTGTAGCAAGTAGGTTTCTGTTCTTCGCTGACATTGAATACTGATTCCAAACAAGTGATTGAGCATAGAATCCATTCCAAGTATCTGTTGAACCTGTGAACGCTTCTGTGTATGCTGCATTCTCTTGCTCCATGTCGAACTGCCAGAACTTAGTTGATGCGGCTTGTGTCATTGCTGTAATCGTTCCAGATACTATTGTATAACCAGATGTCTGAGTTATATTTCCGAACTCCGTTAAATATATCTTATCAATACCAGGTATGCCATCACGACAAGCTGTGTATCTTCCTTCAATAAATGTACATGCCATATTTTAAAATTTTAAAAAGGAAGTGAGTGAACACTTCCTTCTGATTAAGTATTTTTGTATTGAACGATTTGGTCAAAGTATTTTGCATTGATTCCATAACGGAATCTAACATACATCTTTAATAAACGAGTGTTCTTGTCAAACCAAACATCGAATTGCTCTGCATCGTTCATAGACACACAACCAATCATTATGTTAGATGGAACTAAGCCAAGTATTCTATGTTGAACTGCTGTTGGTAGTGTTCCTGATTCAACAGGATTTCCGCTGTTCAATTCTGGTAGTGCTACAATCTTAGTCAATGAACCTGGATACAAATATTCTCCTACAACATTATTATCTCCTCCCTGCATGAAGAAATTAAAGTTGTTAAGATTCTTTAACGCTTGTAAAGACAAACGATAATCTTCTTGAGATAACCAAATCTCTGGTTGCTCTCCTAAGATAGCATTCGGCAATTTGCTAAATACAATTTCATCAAGGATTCCTAAGATAGTTCCCGATGTGATAGATGCTTGTTGAGTAGCTGCTACTGCAGTTCCGTCTGTGTCAATCAAAGAAATCAAACCATTCAACTGCTTTAAGTAAGTTGCGTTTGTATAAGTTGTTTTCCCTTGTACTAACTGCATGCCGATATTTCTTGCGAACACAGTAGCCATACGATCCATAATCGGTTGGAATATTTCCACTTCTTGTGAGTTAGTTTGTTTCTTTAGATACTGACTTGTGAAGTAAGTTTCTAAGTCATTTCTACACCAAGACAATTCAACAGCCATTGCAGTTGTTGATAGTGTTACTTGCGATGGAGTTGTTACTCCAGATGAGTTGAACGCACAGTCAGTTCCTGATTGGAATGGTACTGTTTGCTCTAATTTTGGAAGTTTTTGTGTTCCAAAGATACCTTCACGAATATCAACACCTCGTCCAAATATCTTTGAACCTGTCATTGATTTAGTGATGAATTCTCCTGCTTGTTCGTTTACCCATGTGGCTAAACTTGTCATGTCAAATGCCATAATTTTCTTTTTTTAGTTATTATTATTAATTAAATTAAATTTCGCCTGCTACTTTTCTGCGCCATGCTTCCATCTCAGCCATCTTCACTATCTTGTTCTTAGGGATAGATGTTGCTTCAACTTGCGGCATCTTTGCAAATGCTTCAAATGTATTTAGTGTGCTTTCTGCAAACTTTCTTAGTTCTTCCTTATCGGATTCTAACTTTATGATAGTTGCTTTTAGTTCGTTGTTAGATGTCATTGCTTCTTGTTTAGCCATGTTCATAGCTTCTTCAATAGCAGCGATTCTGTTTTCGCATTCAACCATGCGAGGTGTTAAGTCTTCAGCCATAGCTTGATTTGTTTGAACAATTTCTTCATCCGATGGTTCGATTGCTTCTTCTGCAATCATTTCAAGTGTAGTGATAAGTCCAGATTCAACAGTTATGTTGAAAGTCTTACCATCAACAGCAAGTTCATAAGAGCCATCTGCAACAGGAACAACAGTACCATCCGCTGCAACAACTGAAATCGGAACACCGATTGCCGCCATGTCAGCTTCAATTCTTAATACTGTTCCATCTGTTTGTGCGTAGTCTTTGAACGACTGCTTGCCTGTTATTAGCTTAATAGTAGAGGCATAGACCTCTCTAAAGTTCTCTAATATATTTTTTCTTGTGTCTTCCATACAATTACAATAAGGTAAAATTTATCAAATGTTATAAAACCCCTAATTTTTTTCTCAGAGTAACTAACTTTTCGTGAAGTGATTCAAGTGATTTCTCATTCGCATCTACAAGATACTTATGTTCGAAGATTCCCTCTACGCTGAATCCTTTGAACACTCCTGTCTTGATGAAGTCGTTCCACATCTCATCATTATCAACTTTGAATGAGCCGAACCATGAACCATCGGCAAGCTCGCCATATCCTGATGGTGCAATCATGCCTCGTGTCTTATCAATGAACAATGATTCAATCATGTACACTCCATCCACCTTGCGCTGTTCATCGTGCATCATATTGACATTTGAAGTGAATCCGTTGCGGAAGTATTTCTGTATAATCTTGAAGATAGTTTCTTTGTCAAAGATGCAATAGTATTCGCCCATTGAATCGTTGCGGTATATCGGCATCCCTGCCACCATCAATGCGCCAGATACGATTCTGCGTTCTTCGTTGCCAATAAACATCTGCTTGCGTTGCTCAGCGAATGCCATCCACTTCATGTCGATTGCAGGTGCATCCACGAATGCAACATAATCAACACCACTCTTGTCGTTATCATCGTCATTGATAACAAGTTTATAGACAGGTAATTTCTTTTCCATAGGTTATTCGATTAGTGCTTTAGTTTTTATTTTTTCGACTGTATTGTTTGCTGAATGTATATCTGTTTGTGTTACATAGACTTTTACAGGCGGAGTGTTTACTGTTCCGTTTGCGTTCAAGTTAGTTGATGTATTGTTCACTCCGTTGTTCATTCCAGACTGCGAGAATGAACCTATGTTGCCGCCTCCACTATCAGCGGATGTACTTGCTGAGCTACCGAACTGCGTTGCTTTAATCTTAGCTATTGCCGCCATAGAACCAACAGCTGAGATGGCTGCGTATGCTGCTCCCCAAATAGGTGCTGCTGCGGCTGTAACACCTCCTGCAACTGCCGCTGTTACTCCTGCTCCGTATGCTGTGATTCCGTTTTGTATTCCTGTGATAGTTGCCATTGAGATTTGAAGTTTCTTATTGACATCAAATTGTTTTCTGAGTATGGCTTCCTCTTCTTTGCTTCCTTTTTTTACGCCGCTTAATTTATTCGTAAAATAAATGTCCGACATTGATTGCAAGCCATCATTTAGTTGCTTAGTAGATTCAAGTGCTAAATTAGTAGCCGCTAATACTGCTGCTCGTCTTTCTGATTTTTCTCTTGCAATTTCTTCTTTTGTTTTCTCAATGATAGTATCTACTTCAACAATCTTCATTGCTATAATAGCATCCGATGTTTCTTGTGCATCTTGTAATCTTCCATCGCTTTGAAGTTTTAATATCGCATCTTCTTTTCCAACAGCATGCATGTTTGTATCAGCAATGGCTTGCAGTCTTTTCTTTTCCGCTTCTATTGCCGCTTTCTCTTTTGCCTCCGCTGCTCTTTTCGCTGCTGCTGCTGCTGCGGCATCTGCTGCTGCTGCCTCTGCTGGACTTAGTATTCCGACTGCGTTAGAAATCTTCTCAGCTTCCGTTGTTATGTCCGTTGCTAATTTAGTATAGATGGCTGATTCTTCCGCTGCGCTAACTTTCGTCTCCGCTACTCTTTTTTTCTGGTCTTGTTGAATTTTATTAAACCCATTTGTTAAAACCTCAAAGGGATTCAAATCAAGAAATTTATCTAAGAAAGTTGTTTGGTCTTCCAATTCTGCTGTCGTTCCTTTAACTGCCGCCTCCGCTGCCTTTGCTAACAATATGTTTGCTTGTGCTTTCATGCCTTGTATTTTTATATAGGCATCGGCTTTCAGTAACATATTTTTTTCTGCAACAGCTAAGTCGTCTGTTTTACCAAGTGAATCTCCAAGAGTATCATTGTATAATTTTAATGCATCTCTTTTATCAACAACTCCCTTTCTCGCTAAGTCAAATGATATTTTTACTTTATCAACAGCAACAGTAGCATCCTCAGCTCCTTTTCTAAATTCTCCAAGTGTTTCATTGAGTGCTTTTGTTTCTTCTTGTCCTTTTGAGAAACTTTCAAAAAATTTCTTTACATCATCCCAATATGCAACCAATGCTCCAACAGCAACGACAAGCAATCCGATGCCTGTTGCTGCTATGCCTGCCTTCATTCCTTTCAGCGCATCAACTGCTGACCTGCCGAAGTCTACTGCTACTGTCTTAGCATTCTTGAACGCATCGCCTAATCCCTCCAATCCCCTCAGTCCATCTGCGAATGCCATTGCGGCTTGTACCCTTAGCAATGCTTGTTCCACTTCCTCAGACTTGCTTCCAAACAATGCCGCTGCTCCTGTTGCCGCTGCGAATCCACTTGCTATTGATGAACCAACCTTTGAGAACGCTTCGAACTTACCTGCTCCCATCTGAGACTTGATGGCATCGTTCAAGTCTTCAATCTCATCCTTAGTGTTGGCTAACTTCTTTAGCGTTGCTGTGTATTCCTTCGAGGATGCATCCAATCCCTCCAATGCTGTTTGAGTTTCTTTGAACTCTGCTTTGAGTTGTTTAAGTGATTTCGCACCATCATCAACATCAACATTTACTTTTAAATTTTCTACTATTGCCATTGCTTTATGTTATTGCGGTTATGTACCAAACTGAGTTCCTGTAAGTGTAGACTGCCGAATGGTACGCATTCAAGTCATCATGGTCTGAGCCATTCTCCATCAATGCGCCATCAACTATTGTTACTACTACCTTCTTTCCTGTTGCGTTCACACACTTAATCTCTATGCGCCATCCATTCGCTATTGTGAGCAGCTCAGGAAGGTCAAATATTGCGTTGTTAGTAATGTCCATGATAACAAGTTGATTCAAGTCAAGTGATGTTGATTTGTACCCTGCTGTCTTGCGAACTATGTTAGCGAATCCGTATATTATATTGTTTACTATCGTTTGATTGTTGTACCTGGAATCAAAGATTGTGTTTTGGCAGTTTACTGCTGTGATATTAGTTGTGTTTGGAGCTGCTGTGCATCCACTTGTATTGATGAATGATACATTCTGGCACATTGAACCGATGAAGTTGTTGTTGCCGATAACCATTGCACCAACAGCGGATGGATCAATGACATTGTTATCGCCTCTATTGATTGAGCCATTGGAGTTCGCTCCGTTGTTGTTCACTCCTACACGCTGAACATTCTGCGGAAGTATCTCATCGTAACCATTGAACACAGTCCACCCAGAGCCATTCGTGTCGGCAACTGTTGGCGAGAATGGAACTCCGTTGAGTATGCGAATGAACTCACACTTAGTCGGTACATTCTGCGCTGCATCGTAATCTATAATCTTGTTAAGGCGGAAGTTTTCTCCCTCGAAGTAGAATGTATCTTGAAAAGTAAGCGTTTCAATGTCCGATGAATTGAGATGGAAGTATGCGCTTACTATCTTTGAGTTGATTCCTGTAATCTCATCAATGAACACCCTCCAGAATCTATTGAACAAGTTGTTATCTGTGTACTTGCTTGCTGTGTAGAACACCTCTTTAGGCACTCCGAAGTTCAAGTCGTATGTTGGATTCTCGACATCGTCAAGATGTCCGCAGTAGCCATAATGTGTTGCAACTGTTGTTCCGCTGACTTGAAGAATGTTGTAAGGGAATAGCGTTTCTTTGATGCCTCCGTAATATATTATTCGGATGTTACCTGTCTTTGCTGAGATTGTTCCTGTTGAATCAACTTGATAGATGCGAGGTATCACTCTATCCGTTCCGTTGCGGTCTGCCAATGGAGTTGCTGAGAATATTGTCTCAGTTATCTTTTCGGAATTTATAAAGTCATTGTCGATGTCGTATCTTAGTCTTGCATAATTCTCAGTCCATCTATCTTGATAGAACTTGTTGAAGTAGTCTTCATCTTTCTTGAACTGATACAAGTAAGTTCGTGCATCAAGTTCTCCCATCGGCATAATCTCAATGTCTTTGCTGAGGTCTAACTTGTAAGTCCAATCATTGATGGTTGTATCTGGATAGAAGTCGTTGCGTGGTTCAATGATAAGAAGATTCTGCGTTTGTTTGGATTGCTCAATGTAAATATTGAACATCTTGAAGATTGAAGATAAGAAGTCTTTCTGTTTGATTTTTGTCGGCAAGACTTGATTCATGTTTACAATATCGCCCTCTGAGATTACAGGATTCTGCAAGAACGCTTCAAATGAACATCCTGTTACGAAGTTCAAGTCTGTATATCCTGTGCCACCTGCATAGACAGATGCAGCTCCGTATAAGTTGGTCATGTAGAATTGAGAATAAAAGACAGCGTATATCTTATCGCCTCCGTATATCGTTACATTTCCCGTTGATAGTTGCCCTGTGAATGTTGAGGATGTTGTTCCCGATGTGATTGTTGCGGCAGTAATTATGTTCATTGAATCGGCTGCAAGTCCACTTGAGCTTGCATAGACATCATGTGAACCGATAACTGTTATGATTCCTGTACTTCCAAGATTATAAATATTGATGCTCCCTAACTTCTTAGGAGTAGCTGACACGCTTCCTGTTGCTCCTGTTGGATAGTGCGTTATGCTTGCTGATACATTGAAATTTACTTTGTATTGTGCGCTGTATGGCACAGTAAACTGATTCGTTACTATGCTGTAGTTGTTGCCTGCATCGTGGTTCGTGCCTGTTGAATCGTCTTGAAAGTCAATGACTGTTGCGATTCCACCATTGCCATCAATAGTTGCTATCTGGTTGCTTGTATTTGTTGCTTTGAATGTCCGTTCATTGATTGCTGTTTCTCCAAGTGTGAGCTGACCGCCTCCGAATGGTATTATCAACTTTGAGAACTCCACCGAATCAAAGAATGTTGATGTGTACTGAAACCCTGCCGCATTGATTATCTTATCAACTATTGTCTTTACATAGACCGATGGCAAGAAGTCTGTAATGTTGTAATTCACATCGTTATTCCTACCGAAGTCAATCATTGGATACACATACCCATCGCCAAGTGTGAACGAGAAGTCTGCTCCGTTCTTTTGTATCTTTAAACTGAGCGAATCTACTACATGCGGATAGTTCAATGTGTGATTGTACTCACTCAAGTCAATGTCGCTCAATAGCAGTTCGCCTATGTTGATGAACAAGTCTTTGAGCTTGCCAAACACATTGCATTGATATTCTATCTTGTAATCTGCTTCGCTTTTCTTTATGGCAACAAGTTGAAAGTAACCTGTAAATATTATATTGTCATCGAACATGATTATAACATCGGCTTTCTTGTTCGGATTGATAGGCATGTTTGAATTGACACTACCACTTGAATTGACATCAACTGAAATGTCAAAGAGCATACCGAACAAGTCATTATTTACCGATGTACCTGGTATCGTCAATGTCTTGCTGAATGAGGTGTTGCGTTTCTCTGGATTGCGAATGTCAGCGATTGCAAAGTTCAAAGGCATACTGATTTCATCAATCAAATCAACATCATATCCGTTCAGTAATATTCTTGTCCTCATTAAAATTGTTGTCTAATTCTCATCGTTGAAAAGTCCATCATAAATTCTAAGCTAAATAGTTTCTCCCTTGAAGTAGTTTTCCAAGTGAAGTTGGTATCTGTTATGTTCACAGGAATCAATGAATAATCTCCATAAGTAACCAAGACATCTGGCGAGCTGAATAGTTCTTCAAGCCATGTCGCTTGTTCGTCTGTTATCCATCCTGTCATCAACTTCACAGAATCTTGAATCATGGTTTGATACTGTACTTTGTTTCTGTCGGTTTGTGAGTAGATATACGCTGTTGAATGCCAACTTCCTTGCCTCTTTTTAAAATTAGACTTTGTTGCTGTTGATGTTTTCAATGGCTGTCCGAAGAAGTTCATTGAATCATATCCGCCAAGTTTATTCAAGAATGTTAGCGTGTAGGTTTCTGAGATAGGCGAGCAGTATTCTATTAAGTTGAATGTTCTAACTTCCGACACTCCATGTCCTGAATCTGATAGCACGACTGTATAATAACTTGTTGCTGCATCCATGCCTATTGAATTGACAATGTTAGCAGCTCCGCATCCAACTTGTTGAATGGTTGCTGTAAGTCCTAATGTATCGGCTGTATGGTCTGACTGCAACAGTCCACCTGCGCTGTTGTATTGACGAATCAACACATCAACAACATCGCTATCATTGTTGATGAATGATAGCCAGAAGTAGTCTTGTAGTCTTACTTGAATGTTATCTGGAATGTTTGTTAAGAATCTTGAATTTGCATTCAATCCCATGTTGAAGTCATCAACAGTTATTAATCCCTGAGTGAAATCAACGTAATCAATAGCTGCTATGAATGTGATTTGTGATACTTCCTCTAAGTCTGGATATTCAACTATGCCAGAGGTCGCTCCGTATTCTTCGCCAAACTTTACTGTGTAGTTAGCATAAGACTTCGTGCAGTCTATGAATTGTACCAAGTCATCCGTTGGTGGATTGCTTGTCATGTAGTTGCGGACTATTCCTGCTATGTCAAAGTAGCAATAGCCATTCGAGGGATTCGCAGGAAGTTTCTTGCGGATGAACACAGTAGGATACGCATCATTGTAAATGTCGCAGATGAATTTGAAGTTAGCGTTGCCAACATTCGAGGATTCAACCGAGAACACCATGTTGTTGTATGCAGGTGCAATGAGGTCTGGTTGTGAGTTGATTGTGATTGCCATTTATTTTGATATTTTTTGAAGTGCTATCTTTACATCCTTGCCTGTTTGTTTCCTGAGTTCATCTTGAAGTTCGGTTTTGAATTTATCAATCTCCTTTGAAAAGAATCCACTCCCTTTGTAACCGAATCTTTTTATAGTTCCTTTCTTTAAGATTGCTCTTGATATTCTGAATGCCGCTTGCAGTCTTTTCTTTTCTGTTTCCGTTCCTTTGATTCCTTTCTTAGCAACAAGCCATCTGCTAATCTTAGGCATCAACTCAGTCATGTTTGCCTTGCTGTACCCTTTCGGCTTCGTGCCTTGATCCACATCCTCCCAATAGTCTTCAGCTAAGAATACTATCTGATAAGTCGCTCCCATGTGTTTGATGGGGAGCTGAGGTTGTATTGATGCTTGTAGCTTACCTGTTGCAATGGTGTCATCATTGCTGATATTATCACGCATCGCCTGAATGAAGTCTGCACATGCCTTGCCGATGCCATGTTTAACATTCTCAAACATATCTTTGCCCTTGCCCTCAGTTGATAGCAAAGACTTGAACAAGTCAGTTTCAAAGTTATGTTTGTTTGAGAATTGAGGCATAGTTTATTAATCGATTAAATCTTCTTTCTCTTTATAAAACATTGCAGTCCGTAACGCTCTGCATACATTTAAGTTTAAAAAATAATCCCACTTCGTTGCATCGTGATTGCTCATGTTGTCAAGCATGACTATAAATCCCCAATAAGCAGCGAACTCTCCATATCCTTCAACTCCCTTCCTATTAGCTCTAATTTTCCGTTTGCCGAGATTACTAAATTGTTCATTAAGCCCTCTAAGACTTTGCAAAAAAAAACACTCAAAGGATAGGCAATAGTAATCGGACAAACCTTCATGCGTTCAATCTTCTCCTCCATTGTCATCTTCACTTTGAACAGTCTGTATGGCTGACAGAATATCGCCATCAACTCAGGCAGTTTCTTGATGCCTTCCTTAGCGAATGAATCAAGGTCTATGTATTCTCCAAAGCTCAATGTACGGATGTCATTGTTCACATGCCAAGTGTAACCATTTAGCCAGAATCTATTGACTTGTTTCTCCGATGGCATCTCGTTAAGGAATGCTAACTGCCGAGAAATCTTGACGATGTCCTTATCTGCTTCAATGTCGGTGTAAGATTCTCCTGACAATAGCGCAATGAGATGGCATTCAAGTTCAAGTGCAGCAAATGAGGGATTAGACTTGCCGATTGAGGTGTCGTTCTTTAAGTCATCAATGTCCATGAACTGACGAACTGTTATATCTTTCCAAGAGTTAGGTAGTTTCATACATCAAGTATAAGGTAAATTTATTGAATTGTTAGTGTTAATGTTAAAAATTATATCCCCATCCTGACTTGTTCTTGAGGTAGCACTCAAATCCGATGGCTGTTGCCATGATTCCGTCATCGTGGAAGCCATTAGGTGCGCTGTAACGAACATTCCTTGACTTAGCGTTATATTCGTATGTAAACACTTCAAACTCTTTCTGTAGCCAATTATGCGGCATAAACGATACCTCGTTGTTCTGGTTGGCTACAATCAAGCGTTCAATGATGTCTTGTTTGCTCTTTGAGGTGGTTAGGAACGAATCCAGAAAGAACTCTGAGCCGATTTCCTTCTGCAGCATCTCAAAGACTACATCGCCAATCGAATTGATTTCCATTGTAGTCGCACATCTGTATCTGCGTATTGCGTTGCCTATGTGCTTAACGATGGCAGACCATTCCATCTGCCTCCACCTTTCACAGAAGAACATCTCGCCTCTATCGTTGAAGATTGATAAGACTGTGTAATCGTCTGCCCTGCCGACATCTATTCCTGCGAAACATTTCTCAGTTGGTTCGCCATGTTGCCACTTCATGTTCACGAACAGAGATGCTCCGCCATCAATGAACTCCGCCATGTACTCTTGCCTAAACACATGGTCTGGAAGTGTTGCCCTCGCATCGTCAATCTCCGTTGGATTGATAATCGGATTGTCGTATGAGGTCATGCTGAATGACTTGTACTGAGGATTGATGCCATCAAGCTGAAACAAGTTAAAGAAGTGGTTCTTGCCCTTCGGTGTTGAGATTAGTAGAACTTTCTTGCCATTGACTAAGACAGTTGCCCTCAACACTTCGCTCCATGCCTTCTCATCCATAAAAGCGAACTCATCGCATATTAAGAAGTCAAAGGTATTGCCTCGAATAGTGTCATAACGCTCCGCTGAAAAGAACTGAATAGTGCTTCCTGTTGCATACTCAATGATAAGCTCAGAGCGATTGACATTCTTGTAAATCTTAGGTTTTCTTATGAATGCCTTTACTGTTTCTTCAAATACTTTCTTTGACTGCCTATAAACAGGAGAAACCCATCCAATCTTTACTTGTTGGTTGTTCAATGCCCAATCCAACATCTGATTGATGCCGAGTAATGTCTTACCGAACTGCCTACCGATGTTAATCACATAATACTTGTGATTGTCATTGCGGATTGAGTTATGTATCTTGAGTTGGTTCGGATGCGGTGTGTATAGTATTGCTTGTGCCAAAGTCTGCTTTGAATTTACTGTTGCCTCTTATTTCAACTATATTCTGCTCAATATATCCTCGTTTCTTTGCCTTGCATTTAAGATAGAACATTGTCGATAATGGATTGCCCTTTGCTATCTGTTTATGGAGATGGCTCTCAGCAAAGTCCAGAGCAACATTCTCAATGTCTTTGACAGCTTTTCGATATAGTCTGTTTGTTTTGAGCCATAAATAATGCGTGCCTCTATCAATGCCGACCTCTCTGCAAGCAGTTGTAACGATGCCAAGATGTTTCTCTAATGCCTTAATAGTTGCGAGCTGTCTTAGGTCTAACTCATTTATAGTGTTGATTTTCGTTGTACTCATTGTGTAATTTTTACTATTTCAATCATTAATTTCTAAATTAGTATATCCTTTAAAAGTAACACGAACAATTCCACCCCTATCTCCTTTTGCCCTTGTAGGATTGCAGATGTGCTGAGCGTTTGGAGTTTCTGAAGGAACTTGACAGGTTTGTTTGCCTTCTGTATTAACGCAATTAGTACATCCATAAGGATAAACACCTACTCTGTTTGTGTTTTTATACATTGAATCATTTTGCAAAATTCGTGGATTAGGGTACAAAGGAGTTGCTTCCCAATCTGGACCACCAATTAAATCACATCGTAATATACAATTCACTCCTGCAATACAACTTATGTCAATAGATTCCTGTGGTTCGTTAAGATTGAATTCAAAAATATTCATTCCTGTTTTCCATGCAGTTGTTGAGCAGTTCATTGGAGCTACACCAAAAGAAATGTTTCCAGAAAAGCATTTAGTTGAAACGTAAGTTAGTGTTTCGTTAGGTTGTACCCATACGATTCCATTCAACCCTATTTGCTTGCAATTAAAGATTCCATTTACATTCTGAATAAAAGTGCTGTCATGTCCGCCTCCAAGCGTTACATACATAAGAACGCTGTCTTTAAATTCATTTATGACTTGCATTTCAGTATTGGAGTTATTGATGTTTGCTTTATTCAAACAGCCAATTAATAACCAGGAAGTAAGTATTATTATTATTATGTGTTTCATGTTATTTATTTTATTATAAGTTACTCATATCAAATCCACTTGTTGCCTTTGGTTTCTTATCAAGCTCCAATAATTGTGCGTATAAGTGCGTGCATACATAGTCATAACACGCTCCGCAGCTTATCATCTTAGGAGGTTCAATGTTCAATGCGTTGTAGAAGTGTAGCCACTCAATTTGAATGCTGTTAGCCACAGAGCCACCATGTACGTTGTAATGAACGAGATAATCTCGCCATTCTCTTAGTTGCACCTCTTGTTCTAAAGTCATAATTTCCTATATAAAAGCATGAATATAACAGTTAAGCAAGATGCTATTGAAGCCCTGCCTATAATATCTATCGGTTGCAAATGTAATAAATATCCGACACATAACGAAATCCAGAAAGATAAACACATGGAGCAGTCAAATGGTTTGAGCTGTTTGAGTTTGTATGCCCACTTGATCCGCTGAGGGATGCCACTCATATCGGCAAAGAGAATAGAGATGGCGATTGCGTATAGGTAGTTAAGCATGCTGATAAGTATTGCTTACTTTCCATTCTCCAAACACTAAGCCATCCCACTTTGATAAATCATAATGATTAGAGAGTGCGATTGCTCCTGTTGGATAATCGTTTGTTTCAATATTAAATGGAGGTTGCAATCTTATACTGTATTTAAAATCTTTTAAAATTGTTTCAAATTGATAATCTCCTGCGTTGGGCTTAGGTTGTGCATCATGGCATATTATTATACACTTTTCATCTTTGTATTGAACTGCCCTAAATTTTCTATCCTCTCCTGGCGAATGGTCTATTAATATTACGCTTGCTGTTATGTTATTGTCATAAACAAGTGAATAATCATTTACTAAATTTATAGAATGAAACAAATGCTCAAAATGTTTGTACTTGTTTAGCCATTCAGCATTGTTATCGTAACTGAATAATTTTCTTTTTGATTCTAAGGCATAATTACTCAGTTGAACAGTTGATCCATCGCCCATTCCCATTTCAACAATATTTCCCTCTCCTGTTTCTTTTAATGCTAAATAAACAAGAGGCAAATGGTTATTCCATCCTGTGCTTTTGTTTGCTTCTTTTAGTAGTTTACTATTTTCCATAATTTATTTGATTTTACGTTTCTAAATGATTTTTCTTTTTTAAAATGATATATTAGTTTTCCGTTTGGTTTTAAATATTCTATTAATTGTTTAAATGAACTCTCTATGCAATGAACTTCTTTTGCGTTTTCTATTATATTAATATAATGAAATATGCTTTTTTTTCCGTTTGGTCTATATCCATCAATGTTTATTTTATACTCTGGAGAATCGCAAACAACTATGTCGTGTTTTTCTGATAAATAATAATAACCTTCTTGCATTGATGGAGAGTGCTTCCACCTATCTTCATACTTCAAACCTGCTTGTCTATAAAATTCTTCCCCAAAATTTAATTCAGTTTCACAAACATTGTTAAATCCAATTTTAATATCATATTCTTTTATTTCTGAATCGTCATTAATTTCTATTAATTTTATTTTTGTGTTATAATACAAATCAGAAACACTATCAATGTTATTTTTTTTACAATATAAATATCCATCTCCTCCTGTCAATTCCATGACTAAAGAAAAACAAATTAAATGGTCGCCTAATCCTAAATGATGATATATTATCATTTTTATATACAAAATTTATCGTGAAACTCTTTTACATAACTATCAAACCATTCAGGACATTCTCCATGATATTTGATTAATAAATCTTTTATTAAGTCTGTGTTTTCTGGTCGTGTAACTCCTCCATTATAACAATGAATGTCTATTAAATTAGGTTGATTCAATGTTTTATTATAGTCATATCTATCAACCCTACCTGCTGCAGTTGAATCTTTTGCAAGATGAACCATACCTCTATTAACAAAGGTAAACTCTCCTATTTTCGGCATTACTTTACTTGTCAATATATCCCAATCCGTATTCCAATAAGTTTCCCAATCTTCTGAGTAAGCTCTGCCATTAAGTTTCATCTCTCTTTCCATGTCTTCGTGCATATTACCTGTGCAACCCATTAAATCATACCAATCACTTCCAAGCATAGTTGTATAGTGCATAGGTATAAAACTTTTACCTGTTAGCTCCCATCCGTAAATTGTTTTCTTAGTTGGATCAGGATTCCACTCCTTTAAAGGAATTATATCGGTGTCATTTATTTGAATCAACGCATCTTTTGGTAACACATTTGAAACGAATAATCTAACTGTTGCAACATTTAACACAGGTTTTACTATTGCAACTTTTGGAGCAATATGTATCTGTGTAGTAGATAAGTTTGTTGTATAACCATTGCAATCGTCAGAAACAAACAAAGCCATTTCCCATCCTAATTTATTCCAAACCCATTCTATAATTGGTATATAAAATTTATAATTTGGATTGTTATCTGAAACTATTACTACTATTTTTTTCATGTTTTTATGTTTTTATGTTTATAAATTAGTCATGCCAATAGAATATATCTTGTTCAATGTTTTCAATGTCTTTGTAATTTTTTGCATCAAGTTTAAGAAACTGCATCCAGATTGGTTCGTACCATCCTGCAGCTCCGATATGCCCTGTCATATCGTTAGTCATTCTAAATTTCTCATCAACATTCGGCAATGGTTCGTCAATAAACTTGTTGCGGTAGCCAGATAGGAATGTGTTAGGCATACCGAGTATGTAATGCTGTAGAATAGATTCCGTTCCTGACTGAGCGTAGATAGGATATACCCTTTGATTGAGCATGTCCTGGTCTGTGCCTTTTCTCTCATAATTATACCCTTGTATTAAGTCATTCCAACTGCTAAATCTTTGCTTAAAGTGATGACTAATGCCAATCATTCCACCAAGCAGAGGGATGTTGTGAGATATTGAATCGGTTATTGCGTGAATAACTTTGTCATATTGCAACCATTCTTGAACCATCTGCGCCTCTCGATAAGTAAGCGAAGAATCTAAATCTCTACAAAGTAAGTGAGTAACTCCCTCATGCCAGATAGGTTTCATCCGCCATAGCATCGCCTCACATAATGGAGCAGGATTGTTCTTGTAGAATAACACTCCCCTATCTTGAAGTGCGTTGAATAGTTTCTCAAACCTTTCATAAGTTGCATCGTCTGTATTGACAGCAACAGTCCAACCAGGATAAAGAACTTTAGCAAGTCGAATGTTAATCATAAGCCCTCGCAGATATGTCTTGAAGTCAAAGCAGTTCTCTGGTTTTTCTTTGTTGTAGCCAAATAGTGAGTAAGATATTATTTTCATTTGTGTTTGTATTTGTAAAAATATAAGACTTTATTGATTCTAACTTCTTTCTTTAGCAGTCCGCTGTTGTATATCTTAGTTGCCCAATCTTCATCTTCGCCAAAGTCTATCTCTTGAAAACTAAACTGCTTTGCTATGCTTGACTTGATGGTGTTAAGATGGTTCGGGAATCTCTCATATTTTATATTGTTAGTTGTTGTTGCGTATGCTGAGTAACGGATTGAGTGTTCAAACATTTCTGCATTCCTGCCATCCCAAGTGATAACTCCAAGCAATGACACGCAGTCCGGCTTAGAATCTAATGCGCTTATAATGTCCTGAATGTATGTTGCGCTGATTTCGTCATCGTCATCAATGTAACAAATATATTCGCCTATTGCGGCATTGAGTAAGTCGTTGCGCTTAGTACCTATGCTGTTCTCATTATCGTAATTGACAAGCAGTTCAATCTCATTCTCCATGTTGATAGCTGATACTTGCTTGCACAGCTCAGCATAAAGTTTGTTGAACAAATCAACTCTGGTGTCTATTGTAAGAACTAATATAGATAGTATCATAACTCAAAGTTTAATTGTTTGCGCCTTGTAAACACAGAGCCATCCTTTTGCCACATAGCAGCGTTATCCGTTGCCAAGTATTGTTCATCTGAGGCAGCCAAACCCCAAGCAGGATGCAAGTGATTGAATAGTATGTTGCCATCGCCCATGTATTTGTGTTTGCCGAGTAACTTCGCCACCTCTGTTGATTCTTCGTCAGCAAAGAGTGAAGTGTAGTCTGGATGGTAAATGTAATTAAATCTTTCGTAATACGTTCTACCCATGATTGACATCGTGCATACGTTTGACTTCTGGTTGCCATCGTTCCAATGAATGAACTGATCCAAGTCAGCTCCAAACGCATCAAGTATGTCAAGGTCGAATCCCTCTTTAATGAACCTCATGTCATCGGACATATTAACAAGAACATCCCACTCTTCGTTGCTGTTCATATCTCTATTGATTGCATGTATCTTGTTGATGCTCCTTCCTAAAATGACTTCAACACGACTATTGTATATCGCAGGATATTCCACATCGTTATCGTCAAGAGTGCAAAGAATCTTGTAGTCTTTATGTTTGACATTTCTTATAATGTTGTTAAGCGTATCAAGAAACTTCTGAGGTCTTGAACGAGATGTTAGTTTGTATAGAATCTTCATAAGGTTTGTAAATTTGTGTTCCTTTTTTTTCAGTTAAAAATATATTCCAATTATGCTCCAAAAATAATTCTTTTTTAATGTTAGGCAATGAAGATTCAATCTTCTTATCAGAGTAATCATGTGCGAACAGTAAGTTGTTAAGTCCCTTCGGCATCATGTACGGATGTGGATTCAATCCTGCCTTGTAGATGCGCTGTGAGTATCCTGCATGTTCATAGCCATAAGACTTGTAATTGTTATCAAAGTAACCAACACGCATCCACTCCTTGCGAGTTACTGACATAAACACTCCGCCACATTCATCAAACACATCATAATTGAAGCGGTGTGATTGGTATGTGTTACTGCGTTTGTGGAGTTTGTGATTGAGCAGAAGAACATGGCGGTCTGGCATGAACTTATCCCATCCAAACTTGATAGGGAAGCAGTCATCGTCAAACAAATACACTATATCGCATTTAAACAGTTCAAACAGGTTGTATAGGCATTTGTTCTTCGCCTGAGCAATACCTCTGTATTCATCGTCTATGTGCGTGTATAGGGCAAATGATTGCTGTGTGTATTGTTTGATGTTGGCGATACATTCATCGTATCTCGCCATCCTGTTAGGTGTCGTTGTGATTCCTATGCCTATCTTCGCTGTTATTTCCATTCGTTAATTAAATTATTGTAAATATCAAATCTTCGTTTGCTATATTTCGACAAGTCATAGTTTGACTTGACAAATCTTGACAAGTTACTTGCATACTGCTCCCTCGTATCTTTATCCATCATGGCTTCCATACAGTCAAACCATCCATTGTTCACATCGCCAGGATTGACGAACATCACACAGCTATCAGGGAAACAATCGTAAGGCGGTACTCTGGATGCGATTACTGCCTTGCCCATCATACCTGCCTCCACTATCTTCAGCTCCGACTTACATGAACTGAATGTGGATGGTCGCAATGGAACGAGTGCCACATCAATCTCGTTGTATAGCTTAGAGTAGTTGAATACATCGAGTGTGTTCAATCGTTTGTACTGAGCGTGTTCTCCCTTGCGGTTGCTGAACATCTTCTCATGCTCAATGTACTCTGGAGCTGAGCCGAATGAACATGCAAACTGAAACCCACTTAACTGCTCATAAACCTTGCCTATGCCGACACGCAGGAGTTCTGTGTCCGTTCTGTGATAGATGCCTCCTATCCATCCGAATCTTACAACATCGGATTCTGTTGGAGCTGCAAGCCATGTCGCATCTAAGCAGTTCGGAAGTATGTGTATCGGTGTGTCGGTACGCTGTGCAATCTTCTCAGCAAGCGTTGTTGTAGTTGTTGTTATGACATCGGCAAGCTGAAAGTCTGCATTGATTTGTTTGGCTATCTTGTTCTTTTCAAACTGCTCTTTCATCGGATGCGTTGATGGTAGCTCCCATGAATCGTCAAGGTCGTATATTATCTTCAACCCTGCCTCCTTGCATATCTCAACGATACGCTGTGAGTTGCTCTTGACTCCAATGTTGCGCAGGAAGTGAATGGCATCGAACTGCTTTAAGCGTTCAACACTTGTATCAGGTGTTGTCGTTTCGACATCTACCTCTGGATACATCTCGCATAGATGCTGATGCGGAACAATCTGCCTGTGGTATTGTAAACCTGTATGTGCGGTTATGTTTAGGAGTAGTTTCATATCTTTCTAAATGAGTTTATATCGTTGCAGATGGTTGAATGCGGTATCTTTGTGAGCTGTGAAATCTTTCTGTATGACTTATACTTGATGTAAAGTCTAATGAGATTCTTCTTGTAGAATGTTTCTTTCGTGTCGTTCTCATTGTCTTTGATTCGTTCTTCATATTCGTCAAACAGACTGTTGTATTCAATCTCGCCTATGTTTATATTCTCGTTAAATTCTGCCTCAATGACATTGCTCTTTGCTCTGTTGTTATACTTGTAGTTGTACTTATCCTGGTTGTTGGGATTCCGTATTACATTCCTACATACTGAGATGAATATCTTGCTTACTTCTTCGTCTGTTTTGTTATCAAAATTAAACTTCTTTTCTATTATGTAAATAATTGTTTCACTAAATATATCTTCTTCAATAGAGGGGAATCTCTTGCAGATGTTTATGCAATAGACTTTGAATCTTCGCTCTGTGCAGATTCTTTCAATCACTTGTTCATTGTTAGGTATTGCCGACATAATTTAACCTCATTAAAGATAACGCTGCGAATCTTATCTCTGCGTTTTATTCTGTTAGTATTCTTGAACTGAATCTTAATAGTTTCATCAATAGATTTGTTGCAGTTAGCAAAATTAACTAATTCATCGTAATAATTTTCAATCAGAGTGATGTACTTCTTTTCTTTTTTCATTTCATTAAGGTTTTAGAATAGCGGTAAATTATACGGAACGGAACGTAGTCTGGATTGTATGTAGTCTTGCCTTTTGTCTTAATCTTAATGACCAATCCTGTATCTCCAAACTCTTTTTTAATAAGTTTCTGCGATTGCTCCATGTCAAGCTCATGTTCAACATTCTTTTCTCCGTTGATGTTGAATGCTGTGAAATATATTCGTGTTGCTTTGAGTATCATTGTTCTTCAATTTTACTTGACAAAACTTCTTGCGGTTTACGTTCAATCATTATGGCATGCGTTATTGTCTTGCCTAATATCTGAACGCTGCTTCTTATTTCGCTGAGCATGTTATCCTGTTTCATTAATTGCTTTAATACCTCAGTTTCCATGTCGTTCTCTGGATGGATAACTAATTTAATCTGTCCGTTAATCAAACAATCTATTTTCATTGTTTTATAGTTTTAAATTTATACTTCAAACCTTCGCAAAGCTGAGAGTTATATTCAAGTTTTAAAAATTTGCCACCGCACCCTTAATCCTTGATAATAATTCTTTCGCCTGTTTCAATTCGGCTCTAACTTCATCACAAGGTGCATATTCGGCTTTTAGCATTTTATCAAAATATTCCTCATTCACTATTGCGCCTTTATCTACAAATTTGATAAATCCCGTATCATTAAAAGTTATCGTATTTATGTAAGCCATTATGATAGCATTAACTTTTTCGCCATCAAATATTACATCTTCTGTTCTGCAATCAAATTGTCCATCGCCAACTTGTCGCTTAAATGTGTATTGTTCTTTTTTATCTATTTCCATCGCTTAAATTTTTAAAACCTAAATATAACACAACCTAAAATCAAACCGCCACATACTAACCGCTTATAAAGGCGGTCAGCTTTTAGCTTGATGCCGTTATCGGCAACCCTATGACTTCATCCAGTTATCAATTTCCGACTTTAAAAACCTTAACTTTTTACCACCCTTGTGAACAGGTATTTTACTTGAATTTACCCATCCATAAACCGTTGCTTTACTTGGTTGGTCTGGCATGTATTCGCATAATTCATTTAAGTTCATCCACCTATCAGGGGTTTCTTCTTGTTTTAATTCTTTCAATTCTGCCAAAACTTTTTTGACACTTTTTTCAATTAGCACCTCTAATTCTTCGGGTGTAATTTGTACGATTGTTACTGCTTGCATTTTGTTTTTATTTTAAATTGTTAATATTAATTCCGAAAGAAGGGCAGCCGATAACAGCACATTTGAGAAATTGGCTACCCTCGCTCAATTCCCACGCTAAAAAGCCAACTTCACAAATCTGCAAATCGTTAGCTGCTATTACCATTCACCGACAACGTGACCGCTCGGATAAACTGGACTTCCTGCAAATCTTCCAGTAGGTTCTATTGATAATATATCAACGTCTTTACCTTTAAAAAGC